TGGCCTGCGCCTTCGCGTACTGGCGGGCGTATTCGAGGAGATCGGCTTCGGTGTAGGCCATCAATGCGTTCTCTACTCCGCGCAGCTCGAAGTCGCTGTCGTTGGAGATGGCCGTGGATTCTCCGAACTGGCGCATCTGGGACTGCTTCTTTCCCAGGATGAAGAGTGTCCCATCGGTGTTGGGGGTTGGGACGAGTTTGATGCGCGGGACGCCGGCTTCTCCGTAGGAAGCCCCGATGATCCGCACCCAGTTGACGAAGTTGTTGGGGGTGGACTTGCGGGAGTCCACGTTGTTCCAAGTATTTGGATCGAGCTGGAAGAACGAGACCCATTCTGCGGCAGGGATCTCGATGCCATCGGTTTCGCCGGTGACCGTGAATCGTGCGGCGACCGGGAAGTCGAGGAACATGTTGTACCCGGACCCGGAGGCGTAGGTGGCTGTGACGGTCTGGTCGAGGGTGACGAGTTCTGTGCCGTTGGTGACCGGTGTGGAGATGACTCCGAGAGTATCGTTCCAGAGGCACGAGTCCCAGATCATCGAGTAGCGACGGATGCAGAACTTGTTGGCCAGCGTGATGGTGGCCGAGTCTGTGAAGGACAGCTTGTCGCAAGCCGCTTGGGCTACTTCGGATGGTTTCATGCGAACTCTATCAATTCAAAGTGGACCTTGGCTTGGTACGTCGTGCCTATCTGTCCAAAGTAGTATCCGCTTGGATTCTCAGCCACAACGACGGTCTGTGTTTGACCTGTGAGCCAGATCTTGAAGCTGTGAGTTGATTGGCTTGATGTGAACACGGATTCAACCAAGACATTCACAGGAGAAACGGCCGTGCTGTAGACGCCACCGACGGCGATGACGTTTGCTGGAGCCGAATACGGGTTTTCCACGATTCCGGCGTAGACGTATCCGGTGATTCCCATTCTGACCGGAATTGAAACCCTGATGATCGCCTTGTTCCCGATGTTCTTTGGGGTCCAAGTGTAAATCCAATCCGACCCCGATTCTTGTATTGCGGTTCCGACTCCTGTGGTCAGCGAAAGCGTTTGGCCTGCGGTTGTTGCGGTCTGGATGTCGTATGCGTACGCGAATCGGACCGGTGAAACAGCGGAGATGGTTGCAGTCTTGACCGCATTTGAAGCGGCCGAATCCCTGATGATTACGGTGTCGGCATTTACCGTAGTCGCTTTCGACGGCAGGTTGTTGATGGCGACTGTTCCTGCGGTGACGGTGAAAGAATCACCGGAAGCGTTTCCGATGGTGGTGTTGCCATTGACCGAAAGGTCACCGGTGATGGCTGTGTTGCCGGCGACATCGAGAGTGCCTGCGACGACGGTGTTGCCGCTGGCTGCTGCGACGGTGAACTTGGCGGCTCCGACCTCGAAGTTGCCGGTCGCATTGAGGGTTCCAGCGACCGCCGTGTTGCCTGTAGCTGCCGCGACCGTGAACTGGGTGCTGTTGACCGAGAAGTTGCCGGTCACTCCGAGGGTGGTCCCGACCGTGGCAGCACCGCTTGTTGAAAGGCTTGAGAGCGAGGTGGCACCGGTGACTCCAAGGGTTCCGAGGACGGAAGCATTTCCGCTCGTGGCATCGACGGTGAACTTGTTGGTGTTGACCGAGAAGTTGCCGGTGCAGGACAGGGTTCCTGGCACCGATAGACCGGCTGACAGAGTGGTGGTCCCTGTGACAACCAAGTTGCCTCCGACGGTGATGTTTCCGCTGGTTGAGAGGGACGAGAGGCTGGCGGCTCCGGTTACTGCGAGGGTGCCGGTGCTGGCCACTCCTGCGGAGGAGATCTGGAGCGCGGAATCGTTGCCGTTGCCATCGCTAATGGTGCGAAGCGATGCGGTCAGCGCGGCGTTGTCCGTCGTTTTGAGAAGCGACGTGTAGGTCGATGCTACGGTGCTTCCTGTGAGCGGTGTTCCCATATCAGGTTCGTAAACGGTTCTTGTAGGTGGATCTGATCCTCCACTGGTCCCTGTAGTTGCCAACGACATTCTTGGCGTCGGCCACGATGGGTGTGGTTTGCGAAGCGGCTATGACCGCTGCGGCGAGGTTCTCAGGGGAAAGCGGTGTGAATGGGCTGATGTCGCCGGCGAGGACGCCGATGGCGGTTGTGGACCCGGAATCGGTGAATGTGACTGTGGATCCGCCTGCTAGGTCGATGATGGCCCCGAGGGTGTCTGGACCGACGGTGAATGTGACCGTGGTATTTCCTGATCCGTTGATCGCTCCGGGCAGGGTGGCTGGGCCAACCGTGAATGTGACGGTGCAATCACCGGCTGCTGACGATATGAGTTCGAGCAGCGAAGGCCCGACGGTGAACGTGATTGTCGATGACCCGTTTGCCGCGACACCTCCCGCCAGATTGAGTGGGTCTACCGTGAAGCTGGCACCGATGTAGGTGTATGCCGACATGGCTCCTCCTTGGTATGGGAGGTTCCATGATGATGGAGCGAGGTGGCCGTATGGGATGCCGGCCAGTTCTGAATTGATGCCTTCGCCGACGCTTTGATTCCTGAGGTCCGTGCGCCCCCACATGGAGCGCAGGGTGCCTGGGTCACCGCCGCGTTGCCGCAGCGGTAGCTGGCACAGGATCGAAGTGTTCTGCTTGAGGGCCATGTATCATCCCCAACCGAACTCGACGGCTCCGTAGAAGTTGGTGTTGGCACCGGTGGCGGCTCCTGCGAAGTAGAGCCAGACGAGGCAGGCCCCATCGACGACGCGAGGCAGGCTTGGAAGCTGGTTGAGGAGATCGCGCTCGGCGGAAACGGAGGCCGTGGTGAGCGGGAGTGTCAGGAGAGGGCGAGCGAGGCAGAGGGCTCCTGTTCCGGTGTTGGCGGCGGAGAAGGTTACGCTGGCCACGGTGCTGACACCTGTGTCACCGGAAGCGAGCGGGAGGAATGGACCGTAGTTGTTGGCGGCTGTGCCGGAATGGCTGATGTGGCCAACGATTGCCGAAGCCGTCATGGAAACAGTCACGGGGAGCGAGCGACCGGATGTGGGCGTGGTGTTCGAGTAGCTGAGGCTGATGTTCTGTGCGGTGGCACCAGCGGCACTTGTCTGAACCCAGAACAAGCGGCATCCGGCTCCGTTGGTGTAGCGGAGGGATGGTGTTCCGGTGAGGGTTTGAGCGACAGCGGAGTTGTTGGAGATGCCCGGCCAGTAGCCTTGTAGGTCCACGAGCATGAGCTGGGATGGGACGCCTGTGGCAACGGCTGTGACTGCGGAGACGTTGAGGACGTGCATGGTGTCGGGGCTGACGTTTCCGCCGCACGGGAGCCCGAAGATCTGGGTGCCGTTGCCGGTGGTTTCGTCGCAGCTCCTCCAAGCGAGTGCGGTGCCGGCCCAAGCGTTGGCGATGGGAGTGCCGCCAAGGCCCGAGAAGTCGTACCATCGACCAGCGGTGTATGCGGAGGCACCGGTGATTTTGTTCCAATCGGATCGGAGAAACTTTCCGTTCGTCGTGATCTCGTTGACGAGATCGTCCATGGATGAGAAGCCCATTATCAGTTCCAGGTGAATTGCACGAACCCGCGAAGTGGCGCGAATGTCGTTGCGGTGTTGTTGAGTGCGATGAAGTTCAGATATGCGCCAGGTTGGATCTGCACACAGTTGGCCTTGCTTGTGAAGAACACGGTTTCCGCCTCTGTGTTCTGCTCGCGGATGAGGTGTGTTGCAAGCGGTTTGACCAAAACGATGTTACAGAAGCCGCCCATGCTGGCGTTGCAGGTGACGGTTTGGATGCTTCGGATACCTCTGTCTCCGTTGGCGAGCGGGATGAACGGAGCGGATGCACCTGCGACCAGCGTTGAGTTGGAGTTGTTGACGATGGTTCCGATGGTGCCGCTGAAGGTTATCCCGAAGGTGGTTGTCCTGTTGGATGTGCCTTCGCTGTTGGTGTAGGTGACGGTTACCGTTCCGTTTGAGACCATTGGAGCGGCCACAACGAAGTAGGCTCGGACGCCTTCGCCGGATGTGTACCTGGTGAGACTGAGTGAGTTGGTCATGTCCTGCGGATCGAGCGAATCCATGTCGATCAGCGGATAGAACATGAGGTAGTCGGCCAGTAGCAGGGTCAATGGGACCGATGCTGTGGATGTGCCTGCTGAGAGTGCGAAGAGGTGTTTGGTCTGGCCTGCTGATGGAGTTGGCCCGAGGTAGATGCCTTGGTTTGATTGACCCGTGATCGGAGTCGATTCGTACTGTGAACCGACGTAGGCTTGGTACACGGGTGTGCCTGCACCTACGGCAGCATCGTACCATCGTGAAGCGGTTCCGAATGGAACGCTTGTCTTGAAGAAGAATGACTGCCAGTTCGCTGCTTCAGCGAGTGGCATTATTCCGGTGAAACCCATGAGTCAGGCTCTGGTTCTGGGTTTCTTGGGACTAGATCAGCTTGTGGAACGCCGTCTGGATGTTCCCCGCAGACGTGATAGGAGGGGTTGTCATCGAGCGGCCACAACTGCCGCAAGCAATGGGGGCAGAAGTAGTCCACATGATCAATCGACGGTGACGGTGAGGGCTGATGCGGCGAACTGCGGCTGGATGCCGTTGGAGACTGAGAGGGAGGAGGTGAGTGCGCCCTTGAAGAGGAGGTTGCCTGCGCCGGATCCGCTGTCGGTGCCGATGCCGAAGTGGGTCAGGGTGTTGCTGCCGCCGGTGCATTGAGCGAACTGGACGAGGGCGGCGTTGCTGATGGTGGAACTGGTGAGGGTCCAGCCGGAACCGGAGCGAACGACGCCGACTCTGGCGTAGCCTGTGTAGGTGGCCTCGTTGGTGTTCTGGCTTCCGGCTTCTCCGGGGTCAGCGGTGTGGAGGCTGATGTAGAACGAGCCTGCGACGGAGGATCCCTGTAGGCCACCGGTGTTGCCGATGTGCCCCCAGTTGTTGTTGATGAAGATGAGGTTGAGGAGATCCGCCTCGGCGGCGTTGGTCATTGACATAGCGTTGGAATCACTTGGTTTTCGGGAGAGCGTACCAACCAGCGGGGAGTGTCACGGTGGATGGTCCCACGAGTTTCTGATCTTTGTCGAATGCGTACACCTTGGCTTTTGTTGGCTTGGCCAGCATCACCGGGTCACCGGAAGGGACCAGGACCACCTTGGTCTGTTGGCAGGCCGGGAAGATCGGCAACACGAGCAGCCAGATCATCCTTGAGAGGCTTGGGTGCTTGGCCGTGCTGGACATCGGTGGGCGGGGTTTCTCGGAAGAAGTCGAGGAAGGCTTTGATGATCTGGTAGATCCAGCCTGCGCTCATCAGTCCTTCTTGAGCGTGTTGTTTTTGACGGACCAGACGATGCCGATGACGGTGCTGAGTGCGCCGACGATTTCGACAATCTGCTCCGAGGACATCAGGCCCTTGGCGACGAAGAATCCGCCGGCGGCGGTGAGGGCGTGGCGGATGAGGGAGGCGATGTTGGGATTCATTTTAGGACGATTCGGACGAACATTTGGGCGAGAACTACGATGACCGCGAGGCCTCCGAACAGCTTCCATTGGAACTGCTTGAGGCCCTCGACGCAGGCTTTGATGCCATGGATGTCGGAGACGAGGCCGGAGTCCTTGTCACCGATGGTGGTTTCCAGTCTGACGATGCGAACCTCTAGGTCGTGCGTGTCAACGGGTGGCATGGCGTCACTCGGGCTTGGGTGTCTGAGCGGCTTGGATGATGGTGTCGGCCAGCGGGACGCCCACTTTGGCGTTCTGGTAGCCGCCGGCTTTGATTGCGATGTCGATGAGTTTGAGGAGGATGTTGACCTGCTCCTGAGTCAGTTCGATTTGAATCATGGCGCGGCAACCTTGGCGGAAGGAACGGCTGGCGGCAACCACGGCAGCGGCGGCGCGATGACCGGCGGGTTGATTTGGTTGGCAATCTGCTGGTTGACGTTCGTCTCGATGGCCGACTTGTCCACGCCGTTGGCGAAGCACCAGTCCAGCACCTGCTGCTGGGTCAGGTCCTTGTACGGAATGAAGGTTCCGCTTGGCGGAGCGAACGAGCAGGAGCCGTAGCAGGTGCCGGTGTAGGTCTTCGCGGTGTCGCCGGTGCCGGTGGTTTCGGTGCCGTTGCATCGCCAGTCGGCGGTGATGACGACATCGGTGAGCGTGCCTTCGGTCGGCTTGCAGAGAAGGCGTTCGATGATCCAAGAGAGGGTGGGCATATGATTAGGCGTTGGCGATGGTGGTGACGGTGCCGGAGCTTCCACGGTACTTCAGCGCACCGGCTTCGACGTAGAGTTGACCCATTCCAGCGGGAGATGTGGATGGAGCGGTAGCGTCTGCAAGCCCGAGAACTTTAGCAGCAGAGGTTCCAAACGTGCTAACCCCGATGCCGACGTTGCCGGATGTGTCCAAAACAACTCGATCATTGATTCCACCAGAACCAAGTCCAAGATACTTGGAGGTATCCGCTGTAAGTCTGCCGTTTCCGGATGCATCGACTCCAACAATCAGATCCGCAAGACTGTTTCCGCAGAGTATGCCGCCAGCAACAGCGGTACTGGAACGAAACGCACCAGCAAAACCAGATGTGACAGCAGAATGGATCTTGTACGAAGGACTCACCCCCACGCCCAAGCCGGTGGAGTTGAGGCGCATGGCCTCGGCGTTTGCGACTCCAAACAACAAAGATCCAGCGGCGTTGTTGTAGAGATACAAATTGGCATCAACCTGCGCTAAGCTGGTGAAATAGGAAGGGTCGGAGGTGTCCCAGATTCCAAGAGTGGGTGCAGCAGAAGCTTGAATCGTCAATCCGGTTCCAGATCCAGACACGCCTGTGACTTTATTGACAAGACCACCAATGCTTACGTTGTTTGTCGCGCTATCCACCTTCAACGTGTTCGTGTCCACCGTCAGATCGCCGGTGATTGTGGCGGAGGCGAGGGTGGCGGTGCCGGAACAACCGAGAACATTGTTGATGCTGATCTTCTTGGTAGTACCAGAAGCCGCCATCGTCGTGTCGCTGACATCGACGATTGGAAGCACGTCATTCGCGGGATCAGCCGCAGTCAGTGCCGTAAGTGCTGTGATTTTCGTGTCTGGCATATCAGTAGACGGTTAGAATGAACTTACTTGAATCTTCGGTGAGCAGCAGATCAGTACCCTGCTCGGTGGCAATCCTGTCATAGGTTCCAAGGCTAAGGACAATCTTGCTCGCGTCCTCCAGCAGGACAAAGAACTCGTCCTCCTGCAACAGGTCCCGGCGCAGGATCGGAGGATCAACCGGAATGACGTTTCCGCCACCCGCCGATGCCAACCGAGTTCCTAGAGCCAGGGTAGTCACAGGTCATCAGGACTGGATCACGCCATTCGTGGCCCACACCACACCGCTGGAAAGCTGGAAGCTGTTGATCGGGGCTTGAATCGTCACGCCTGCCGGGATTGTCACGGTCGAGAAGGTTCCCACGATGTTCGCCCCGCTGATGCTGGAGATCACCGTCGGAGCCAAGAACGTCAGCGCAACGAACGGACCGGTGTAGCTGGCCGTGTCCTGCACGAGTCGGCCACCAGCGACTCCCATCGAATACTGAATGGCTTGGTTTGATACGTCGCTCATATGTCCCAAATTTTGCGGATCTGATTCTTTGTGAAAGTGCTTTCGAAGCGTGACCCCTGACGATCTTCCATGCGGCTGAACCCACGCTTCACATGGTCCTTCAGCTCGGCCTCGCGGGCAAAACCGGTGACCCCAAAGCGGGCCACCGGCTGTCTCTGCCAGCGTTCGCCTTTGATCACAATGGAATCGGTACCCATCGGAGCGATATGCTCGATGGACCGGCCTTTGTTCTCGAAGGTGTAGATCGGCATCTTAGCTCTCCATCTCGCTGTCGTACTCCTCGGCCATCTTCCGCATGCCTTCTTTGTCCATGGGCCGCTTGGCTTCCATGGCATCCTCACCGGTCTTCTCGTACTCGGCGGGCATGCCGTTGACGCTGCGGATCTCGACGTAGGCTTCGCCATTATCGAGCTTCTTGAGAACGCCACGGACGTCCTCCAGGACAACCTCATCACCGACCTCAGGCATGGCCTGTTCGCCATCCTCCATATCGGTGGAGAGGGCCTCGATAGGAATCGAAATCATGGGCGCATTGTTGTCGGCCTCTTCGCATCCGCAAGCGGAATGAGAAGGGGCACCACCGATTGCTCGATGATGCCCCTTTGGGCCGACGGCGATCACCATGATGGTGGCCGTCTTGGGTTTCATTACAGCGTGGTCGAGGTCTTCGTGCGATGCACCAGGTACCAGACCGGGTTGTTGGTGTTGGTCGCGCTCGTGTTACCAGCGGCCAGACGCAGTGCGGCGAAATACAGCTTCACACCGACGGTGACGAGCTGGTTCAACGGATCCGACTTGTCGGGGGTGTCGGTGATCACGATCTTCGGAGACAACGGATCATCACCGGTCAGAGCAGGGATACCAAACGCCTCGTTTCCGAAGAAGAACGAAGCGATGATGTCCTTGCCGGTCCCAAGACCACCACCAGCGGGGGTCGTCTGATTAACGAACTCATCACCAGCAGTACCGGAACCGGTGCTGACGAATGAGTTGGTCTGCTGAACCACGCGGCAACCGTAGATGGAGCCGACCTCGCCCTTGTAGAACGGCTGGCCCTTGTTGCCGTAGTTCGACGCGTTCAACCAGTCGCTGTCGCGCATCAGGTCG